ACGAAGTAACTCGTCTCAAACGTGATATGAGTGAGACATCATTTGCAAGGGAATATCTATGTGATTTCTCTGCCCAAGGTGATGACCAGTTAATTGCATTGGCAGACACAGAAGACGCAGCAAAACGGATATACCAAAGTGACCATGTCAAACTGTTTCCAGTAATCCTTGGTATCGACCCAGCAAGGTTTGGTGATGACCGTTCTGTAGTGTTCAGACGGCAAGGTAAGCAAGCATTCAAGCCAGTTGTATATCGAGGTATAGACAACATGGAACTAGCAGCTAGAGTAGCCAACCAGATAGAGGAACATAACCCAGATGCTGTGTTCTGTGACGCAGGTGCTGGTAGTGGTGTAATCGATAGGTTAAGGCAATTGTCATATGACGTAATCGAGATCCCATTTGGTGGCAAGGCAAACAAACCAGAGCAATACATCAACCGTAGAAGTGAGATGTGGTGGTTAATGAAACAGTGGATAGAAGAGGGTGGTGCAATACCTAACGATGTAGCACTTAAACAAGAGTTAGCAACACCGATATATTGGTACGACAATGTAGGTAGACGAGTATTGGAAAGTAAGGATCAGATAAAGAAGAGATTACAGGGGGCAGGGTCACCAGATCTGGCTGATGCCTTAGCACTAACCTTTGCCCTACCAGTGGCCAAAAAAATACCAGAGGACATATATGTTAAAAGACGTAAAATAGCTACAGGAAAGAAGGATTATGACCCATACAGCAGACTTTAATTTTGTTCGTGTAGCACATGGTCTGGATGTAGAGCCATTGCTTAAATTGTTAGACAATAAACCAGAGTTATGGAAGGAAATAGAAGCACGACAAAAGTTTACTGGATCACCACATAAAGACACAGAGTGTATATACGTTAGAGGGCCACTAAAGATGAGTCATTATTACGTCATGTGGGATACAGGATCATATGACTACCCATGCATGGATTATTTAGAACCAGCATTAGTACCATTAATGCGTCCAGTATTGGAAAAATTAGAAGTTAAGGAAATGGGTAGGGTATTAATTGTCAATTTAAAACCAAGCGGTCATGTAACCAAGCACAATGATCAGGGAACGTATGCAGATCACTACAGCAGATTTCATATTGTTCTTAAATCTAACCGATGGTGTAGTCAAAGTTGTGGAGGTCAGGAACAAAAGTTTGAGGTAGGTGATGTCTGGTGGTTTAACCATAAGAAAATGCATACAGCGGACAATGTTGGCATGACAGACAGAGTGCATATAATATTTGATTGTAAGACCAAGTATTTTTCTATGGATGGTGTGACCGTAACAGGCGAAGAAGCCGTTACTCTTGATAAATGTGGTTTAACTTTATGATTACCATCAAGTTAGCCACGGTTGATGAGATGCTGGCACAGGCGACAGTTTTGTTTGAAGAGCATTACGAAGAGATTGCTCGAAACAAAAAAGTCATGAAGCTGAAACCAGATGAGAAAACGTATCACCAAATGGAGGAGATGCGTAAGATCTTTATTTTGTCAGCTTGGCAAGATAATGTTTTGATAGGTTACTCTGTCAATTTTGTCACTAATCATCTACATTATGCCGATCTTGTAATTGCACAGAATGATCTTTTGTACATTACGAAAGAAAAACGAGGTAGCAGAGCAGGTTTACGTTTAATAAAAGAAACGGAAAATCATGCAGCGTCACTAGGATGCAAATTAATGCTATGGCACGCCAAAGAAGACACCGCTTTGTCAGCTATTTTGCCAAAAATCAAATACGGTGTACAGGACATTATTTATTCTAAGGAGTTATGACATGGGAGTTGTAGCAGCATTTACAGCGGTAGCAGCATCTACATATGTAGCTGTTTCAAGTGCAAACGAACAAAGACGAGTGCAACAACAACAATTAGCAGAACAAAGAAAAGCTAATGAACAGGCACAAGCTCGTGCCACGGCAGAGCAACAAAGAACAGAACAGGAATACAACAGAGCGAACCGACAGAATGTAGATGTTACCAGTGCATTAGATGCCAGTGAATTATCAGCAAAGCAAGGAGCATCTGGCACGATGTTAACAGGCAATATGGGAGTAGATCCAAACGAATTAAATTTAAGTAAGAACACACTATTAGGTGGATAACAAATGAAAACCAAGAGAGAAAAACTACTGACAAGGTGGGGTCACCTTAGATCAGAAAGGGCTACTTGGTGGTCACATTGGCAGGAAGTGACAACATATTTATTACCAAGAAATGGACGATATTTTGTACAGGATAGAAATAAAGGACATCGTAGACATAACAGTATTTATGACAATACTGGTACAAGAGCATTAAGAACACTGGGTGCTGGCATGATGGCAGGTGCGACAAGCCCTGCAAGACCGTGGTTTAGGCTTGGAACGGTAGATCCTGATCTTAATAAATACGCTCCTGTCAAGTTATGGTTAAATGATGTGACAGAACGTATGCAATTAGTGTTTCAGAAGTCTAATACATACCGCACATTACATGGAATGTATGAAGAATTGGGAGCATTTGGTACGGCAGGGTCAATAATATTACCTGATACGAAGACAGCAATCCATCATTATCCTGTAACGGTTGGAGAATATGCAATAGCTACTGATTATCAGGGCAGGGTAAACACTTTGTATAGAGAATTTCAGAAAACCATAGGAGAAGTGGTAAGAGAATTTGGATATAACAAATGTTCAACGTCTGTTAAGAATCTGTTCGACAGGGGTAACATTGATAGCTATGTAACCTTAATTCATGCAATAGAACCAAGAGATGACAGAGAACGTGATTTTAAAAAGAAGGACAATTCTAACATGGCATTTAAGTCTTGTTATTTTGAACTAGGTAGTGATGGTGATCAGGTGTTACGAGAGGGTGGATATAAAGAATTTCCAGCAGTAGTACCAAGATGGGGTGTTGCAGGTGGTGATATTTATGGTAATTCACCGGGAATGGAAGCACTTGGTGACATAAAACAGTTACAACATGAGCAGTTACGCAAGGCACAGACTATTGACTACCAGACAAACCCACCATTACAAGTACCTAGCTACATGAAAAATAGAGATGTAGACAGTTTGCCGGGTGGAGTAACGTATGTTGAAGGTCAGCAGGGCAAAATTGAGACAGCATTTAACGTAAATCTTAATTTACAACACCTGTTAATGGACATACAGGACGTAAGACAACGTATTAATGGTAGTTTTTATGCTGATTTGTTTTTAATGTTGGCAAATGCCACTGATACAAGAATGACTGCAACGGAAGTAGCAGAACGTCATGAAGAAAAACTGCTTATGTTAGGGCCAGTATTGGAAAGATTACATAATGAGTTGTTAGATCCGTTGATAGATATTACTTTTAACAGAATGATTGAAAATGATTTAATACCACCAGCCCCACCAGAGTTGCAGGGCATGGAATTAAACGTAGAATTTGTATCTATGTTGGCACAAGCTCAACGTGCTATTGGAACTAACAGTGTAGATAGGTATGTAAACAGTATGGGCATGGTTGCACAGATGAAACCTGATGTGTTGGATAAATTTGATTCTGATTCATGGGCAGATAATTATGCTGATATGTTAGGTGTTGATCCATCGTTAATAGTACCCGGAACAGAAGTGGCAAAAGTACGTCAGGCAAGAGCAGAGCAGCAACAGGCAATGGCGCAAGCCGAAGCAGAACAACGTGCTGCTGACAATATTGCCAAAGTTGGTAAAGTTGATGCAGGTAATGCCATGGATCTAATGAATCAATTTAGTGGCTACAATTCACCATCACCATTAGAGGTTTAATTATGGACAACAAAACACCGGGAAATTTTGGCTACGGAGATATGTCTGGTGGCTATAGAACTCGATATAAAATGATGATAGATCAGCACAACAGAGAAAAAGAAATGAAAAAAAAGAAAAAGAAAAAATCAATATTGGAAACTATTGCAGAAAAACTTTATGGAGGTAAAAAGTAATGAGTTTATACGAAAACATCCATAAAAAACGTGCAAGGATTAAGGCAGGTTCTAAAGAACGTATGAAAAAAAAGGGTGAAAAAGGTAGACCTTCTGCAAGAGATTTTGAAAATGCAGCTAAAACTGCAAAAAAAATGTACCCAAAACAAAAATAGGTGTGACCGTAATACTGTATTAACTAGATATATTAAAGCATGAGCGATTACAATCCTCTCGATCTGAAAGGTCAACAAAAATCCAAGGACAATAAAAAGTTTACGGAAAAGTTAGACCGACAGAACGAGGAATCAGATATAAAATGGCTCATGAGCAGCAAGAGGGGTCGCAGATTTGTCTGGAGACTTCTGGAGCAAGCAGGTGTATTTCGATCATCGTTTAACACTAACGCAATGACAATGTCATTTAGCGAAGGTAACAGGAACTATGGTTTGCAACTCCTTAACTTGGTTCACACTCTCTGCCCAGAACTGTATCCGACAATGATTAAGGAACAACAAAATGTCAGAAACGCTGATGACGGAAGCCAACCAAACAAATGAAGGCGACACGCAGCAAACAGTAGACGCTACAACAGAAGCAACTACTGAAACTGAGCAGCAAGCTGAAAGTGTACAAGATCAACAAGTTTCGGATGAAACCGCTGTTGAAAGTGAAACTAGCGAGAAGGAAGCACCAGAAGGTGCGCCTGAAAATTACGAGTTTAATGCAAAGGTGGCTGACGCACCAGATGAACTCGACCCCGAAGTATTAACTGCTTTCGGTGATGTCGCTAAAGAACTAAACTTGCCACAAGAAGCTGCACAAAAAGTTTTAGATAAAGTCGCACCTGTAATACAGGCAAGACAAGCTAAAGCAGCCGAGGACGTTAAATTAGATTGGGCAAATCAATCACAATCAGATAAAGAATTTGGTGGTGAAAGTTTGAACAATAATTTAGAGATTGCAAAACAATCACTCAATGCATTTGGTACTGATTCTTTAAAGTCGCTGCTTCAAGAAACAGGCTTGGGAAATCATCCCGAAGTAATTCGGTTTATGTACCGAGCAGGTAAGGCAATTAGTGAAGACAGTTATGTTGGTAATTCTGAAGGTGCAAATCCAACTGGATCACGCATACCAAAAGATTTTAACGGCATAGCCAACGCACTATATTCAAATCAGCAATCTAAATAAGGAGTTATTAAATGGCTACACTCTCAACTTCAAACTTAACACTAGCGGATTGGGCAAAAAGATCTGACCCAGACGGTAGAGTACCAATCGTTGCAGAACTGTTATCACAAAGCAACGAAATACTAGAAGACTGCGTTTTTAAGGAAGGTAATTTACCTACTGGAGAACGTGTAGTTATCAGAACTGGATTACCATCAGTTTATTGGAGAGCATTAAACCAAGGTATTCCAAACAGCAAGTCAACAACAGCACAGGTTGATGAAGCTTGCGGAATCTTGGAAGCACGTTCTGAAGTGGACAAAGATTTAGCAATGTTAAATGGTAACACTGCACAGTTCCGTTTATCCGAAGATACTGCGTTCTTGGAAGCAATGAACCAGACTCAAGCTGAAACTATGTTCTACGGTAATCCCGGAACAGATCCTAAAAAGTTTTTAGGTTTAGCACCAAGATATAGTGCATTATCTGGAACAAACAGTTCTACTAACGTTATCAGCGCAAATGGATCAGGTTCTGACAATGCTTCTGTATATCTAGTTGTTTGGGGTGACCAAACTGTATATTGTCCTTTTCCAAAAGGATCTAAGGCAGGTTTAACCCACGAAGATCTAGGTGAGCAAACTGTTTACAACAGTGACGGTACAAGGTTACAGGCTTTTGCTACTCGTTATCAGTGGAAAAATGGTCTTGTTGTTAAAGATTGGAGATACGTTGTTCGTATTTGCAACATTGACATTTCTGATTTACAAGCTGGTTCTGGAACACAAGCTGCCAGTGCAAGTACTGCTCTTATTAAATTAATGACTAAGGCATTGTACAAAATTCCTAACATGGCAATGGGAAGAGCAGCTTTCTATATGAATAGAACAGTTCACTCAGGATTATCTATTGCAGCACTTGACAAATCTCAATCTGTTTTAGCAATCCAAGAAGGTTTATCACAGTTCGGAACAGCACAAAGTTATTTATCATTCTTAGGTGTTCCTCTAAGAAGAGTAGATGCGTTGTTAACTTCTGAAGCTGCTGTAAGTTAATTTATTTATTACTAAAGGAGATCTAAAATGATTACAGACAAACTGCTTAGAGTAAGCGAAGATCAAGGAGCAATTACTTCCACAGCATTTTCTACTGACACAATTGATTTAAGTGTTGCCAGAGATGTTGGTGAAGGTACTCCTTTATACATGAACTTTGCTGTTACCACTGCATTTACTGGTAGTGGCAGCGTTAAGTTTGAAGTTGTAACTAGTGCTAACGCTAACTTATCTAGTCCAGATGTTATTGGTAGTAGCGATGCTATTACTGCTGGTTCAACTCTTACATTAGGTAAAAACGTAGTAGTGCGTATTAATCCTGATATAGGTGGATTAGGTAAAAGGTACTTAGGTGCAAGATATACAATATCTGGTACTGTTGGTGCTGGTAAAGTTACTGCTGATGTAGTAGAAACAATCGGTGATGGACAGAAGTCTTACGCTTCTGGCTTTACCGTAGCTTAATAAGGAGATTTTATGCCTATTTACAAAGCAAAAGTCAAGTGTTTTGTTGGTGAATCATTACGAGAAGCTGACGAAGAATTTGAGTATAACGGAAAGTTCAATAGTAATATTGAATTAGTTGGTGGTACTGAACCTGATTTACCTGTGGCGTCAAACACAACTGTATTGTCAGATAATGTAAAACCAACTACTCAATCTATTGATTATGAATCAATGACTAAAGCTGAACTTGAAGTGTATGGTCGCTCTATTGGGATAGAACTTGATAGAAGACAAACAAAAAATACTCTTATTAACAAGCTTGAAACAGCAATTAAATAGGCATAGTTCTCATATTCGTACACAGGAGGGCTAGTAAAAATATTACTGACCTCCTTTTTTTCTAGGTAATGTAATGGCTACTGTATTAGATATATGCAATCTTGCCTTGGCACATTTAGGTGATGATGCAACTATTTCAGCATTAGACGAAGCTTCAGTACAAGCAGAACAATCTAATAGATATTATCCAATAGCAAGAGATACCCTGCTAGAAATACATACTTGGAATTTTGCTGCAAAAAGAGCAAGTTTATCAACTGTTACTAATACTATTGCGCAATGGGAATATGCATATGCAGCACCTGCGGACATGATGACACCGATTGCAATATTATCACCTACAGCGCAAAGTGATTATGCTACAAGAATGTCTACTGGTGATACTCCCGGAGGAATAACATCTAACTATTCTCCGACAATATTAGCTGGACACTATACACCACAACAATTTGCATTAGAAGGAACTTATATTTATACAAATCAGGATAATGCGTTATTAAGATATCAAGCAGAAATAACAGACTCTACAATATTTTCTCCTTTATTTGTTGTTACTCTTTCATGGCAATTGGCAGCTATGTTGGCAGGGCCAATTATAAAAGGAGATCAAGGTAGGGCAGAAGCAAAACGTTGTACCGAAGTAATGCAGGGATATTTAATAACTGCAAAACAACAGGACAATTTACATAGAGATATAAAAGTAGAGCATATAGTACCTTGGACATCTGGGAGGTAATTAATGCCAACTACAAGAACATTTTTTAAATCTTTTAGTGCTGGTGAAATATCACCAGAAATGTTTGGACGTATAGATGATACTAAATATCAGCAGGGCGCAGCAACAATGCGTAATTTTGTTGCCAAACCTCAAGGGCCAGCAGTAAACAGATCAGGTTTTAAATTTGTAAAAGAAATAAAAGACTCAACAAAAAAAGTAAAGCTACTTTCTTTTAGATTTAATGTTGATCAAACTATGGTTATTGAAATGGGTAACCAGTATTTTAGATTTCATACACAAGGTGCAACTTTAAACTATTCTGATGGAACAGCATGGAGTGGCAGTACTAACTATGTTGTAGGTGATATAGCCAAATATAGTGGTACAAATTATTACGCAAAGACAGCACATAGTAATAGCCAACCGCCAAATGCAACAAATTGGTATGCATTACCTGCTGATATGACCTATGAAATACCTTCATCATATTTAGAAGCAGAATTGTTTGATATTCAATATGTACAATCTGGGGATGTTTTAACATTAGTACATCCTAATCATGCACCTGCTGA